TTGTGTTTAGTATTGAAATATCTCTATAAGTTTCTTTTGAATAAATAGGAAACCATCTTATTCTTAAATCTCGTTCTATATCTGCTCTTGCTTGTGCGTGGTAATCATTTGGTGAACTAAAACTTGCAATACCAAATCCTAAAATATCTGGTTGATAAAAAGTTAAATCTGCATCTACTGTAAAATTTGCCATAATAATATTTAGTTGGTGGGGCTTTTACACCCCACCGAGTTACATTAATTAAAATGCAGAGTCAGATATAATTCTAACACCATAGTTTTCTTTGATAACTCCAGTACCGTAGCAAATACTTGCTACAATTTCTGTTCCACGAAGTGATGCGTCTCTTTGAGTTTCCACTTTGAAATCCTCTTTAAGAGCAAGACCTAATGCGATTGGGTGAAATACTCCACCTGCTGAATCATCATTTGCGTTGATTGCGATATTTGCGTTTTCAAATATATCAATACCAGCAACTCTACCTACATAACCATTTATTAATGCTTCATTTCCGATTTCAGAAATAGCATTTGCGTTAGTGTTATATCCAGCTTGTGTAAGTGTTTTCTTTAAATTGAAAACAGCTTTAGGACTAAATACACCATAGTATGGAGCAGGTACATTTAATGATCTAAGTATTGCTTGTGCTTGAAATAATTTATCAGCAGTCAGTTCTACACCACCACCACTATCAAGAGTGTTAGTTGTAAAGCTATCTAATAAAGTAGCTAAATCTGTATCTACTTTTTTAGCGATTGCTTCACCAAATAATTTACCAATGTCAGCACCTACATTACGACTAGCTGAATCTCTAGCTAGATCCGTAAGGGTAGTCATCACGCCAACTTCACTAGCTGTAATAGTTTGTGATGTTGGATTTACTGCTGTATTTGTTAAATCAGTAGCTTCATTTACTGCTGATGCTGTGATAGCTGGGTACACAGGAACTTCTACTGTTTTTCCTGAACCAACTATTGGGTATAGTGTTACAAGAGGTCTCATTACAGATGTTTCTTGGAATGTAAAGATTGCTTCTTGTGTTATATTTTCAAACAACTCGGAAAGAGTTGATGATGTTGTTTCGTTTGCCATATTTTTATTTTAGTTGTTGTTAGTTGTTAGTTTCATTTTAAAATTACCCTGAGTTCTTTGTTTCCTCATGTCAGAATAAATTTTTCTGTCAGTTGGATTACTTAAATCAAGATCACCGATTTTTAATTGCTTAGGAGAAGCACCACCAACTTGACTTCTGCTTCCTGCACCACTAGGTGATGAAGAAACATGATGTGGGTTGTTTTTTAAATATTCGCTTACCAAATCATTTACTGACATTGGTTCGCCTTTGTCTGAATATCTTGGAGTTCCATCTTCGTTTATAACTTCAACAGAACCTTGCTCGTTAAGTCTAACATTTGATCTTAGTAGTTGTTTAACTTCTGCTGGTTTAACAGCTTTCATTCCACTAGCTACATTGACTAAAGTTTCGTCTATACGAATCCTTTTTAATTCAGTCTCCAACGATTGAATTTTTGAATCCTTTTTTGATACTGTCTCCTTCAGAACTTTATCAAACTCGCCACGTTGTTTAGCGATTTCTAGTTCTTTAAGTTTCTTTTCTTCAATTAACTTTTTAGCTTCTTCAATGTCTATGCCATCAAGTTTATTTGATACAGATTTTTTATATCTGTCTAATCTTCTTTGAACTATATTTTCTAACTGCTCGGCAGTAAAAACTTTATTCTCAGTTGATTCTGAAACTTCATTTACTCCAGTATTTGTTTGAGTTACTGTTTTCTCAACCGACTCTACTTTTACTTGGTCGTTCATTGTTTTTTCTCCTTCTATATTGTTATTGTTATCAATTATCAAGATAATTGTAAAAATGCAACAGTATGTTGCTAAAATGTTCTATTCTAATGTGTATTCAAAAGTACCATCTTCATTTACAGTACCCCAATCTGTGCTTGTTGGTTGCCAATGATGTCTGCAATTATATCCACCTCTATCTAAGAAGGGGTCGCTACCAGATTTTCCTTGCCAATCACTTTGCCATAATGCTCTTGCTTCTTCTTCAGTAAATACTTTGTTTGCGTGTTCAACACAAAAATCTCTACTATCTCTAATGATAGAACCATAATAAATAAAAGAAGTTAATCCTAATTCATCTGCTCTAAACTTTGCAAACTGTCCATCAAATCCCATTAAAGCATCTTGAACTATTTGTCCTGAGTAAGCTGATAAGTTATCTCCAGTTACAGTAGAACCATAAGTTTGTTTAAGTTCATCTACTGCTGTTTTAAAATCTTCTGTATTTGTTTTACCTGCTATCTTTTGTTTCTGAATAAAGTCCACAAGTTCTTGTTGCTTAACTGTATCTGCTTGTTGATAGATTCCATTAATTTTTGCTCTAATAGTATCTACTACTTCTGCAAAAGGTTTACCTACTAATGTAGATTGATAAACTTCTTGTGCTAATGTGTTTGTAAATTCTGTTGCAAGATTTTGGAATTGACTAAATGCAATCTTCTTTAATTGTTGAATGGTTACTAAATCAGCTTCGGTAATAGATTTAAACTCAATAGGAATAGGAAGTTTACCATAAGTAGATACAATCGTTCCTGCAATCTTATCATAATCATTTATTAATGTTTGCACCTTAGCTAAATAAAGTTCTTCTATTGCTTGTTGTAATTTTGGTCTTATCTCAATGGCAAGTCTTGTACTAAATAAAGCACCATCTTTAATAGGAAGTTCTGATACTTGTTGAATAACTCTTTGCTCTAATGTTCTAAGAGTATCGTTTAATAATTTTTGATGTTGTGCTTGTAAAGAATCTACTGCTTTTTCTCTTATGCTTTGAAGTTGCTGGAGTAAATCTTGTGCCACATTAAACTGTTGGTAATGTTATTGGTTGTTGTGGGAACTCTCCTAATGCTACTGTATTACCATCTATTTCTTGATCTATTGTTGTAAGCATTTCATCATCTTCAATAACTGTTCTTGCAATTTGTTTATCTAGTTCTTTTGTAAATGTACTTGATTTAATATTAGAAGCTTTTGCAGATTGTAATAATTCTAAATCAGTTGCCCAATCTCTAATATCAAAAGTTGTAGGATATATTATTGTTCCATCAAATACTGTTTCTTGCCATAGTGCAAATAGTCTCCAAATTTGTTCTTCTGCTAATTCCATTAACTTTGCTTTAGATGCTAGTCTTGCATTTAATAATTGGAATTCAGTTCTAAGTGCAATACCAGATTGTATTCTTTCACCAGTTGCTCTTATAGCCCCAACATGAGAGATTCTATTTATTGCTTCTACTTTATGTGCGATAGATTTTAATACTCCGTCTAAATTACTTCCACTTGGTTGTAACATATAAGGTTTTAAGTTTGCATCTATGTTATCAGGAATTTCTATAATAGAACCTGCACCACCGACTGCTTCAGTATCTCTTGTCTTAACTAATGATGGGTGATTTGATATTCTAATAATTTGTTCAATCTCAGATAGTTCATTGTAAATAGATTTTTGTAAATCAGCTATGTCAGTTAAATCAGAAACTCCTAAACCTCGCATTGGTGATCTTTGATTGTAAAGAATTACACAAGGAATCTTGCCAATAGGATTAGGTAAAGACTCTATTAATTTTGGTTCATCTCTATTACCAGTCATTAATTCTACTGTATCTATTCTGTCCTCGTACCAAAGTTTATAAACTTCTCTAGTGCTTTCAATAGACTCTCTAATTTTTACATAATCTAAATAGTAATAACCATTTGGTGATCTAGTATAGTTCCAGTCTAATACGTTCTCAGGAGTATATACGTTTATATATGGTCTAATGTTTTGTTCTAATTCTTCTCCACGAGTCATTACATTCGTTGATGGTTTGTCCACGATAATCCAACAATGTCCATAAACAGAAGCATAGTTTTGCACTTCTCTCATTAGAGAATCAAATGTTCTACCTTCGTAATCTGAATCTTGCAAAAACTGATCTACTGATGGGTCGTCTGATAATGTGCCAAGTTCTCTAGTTGGTAAAACTCTAAATAAAAATGATGAATAAATATCTATTACGTTTCTTGCGTGGTTATCTAATGGAGTATAGCTAAGTCTTTTAAAGTATTCTGATTCTAATTCTAATTGGTAATTTTGTAGGAACTTTCCATCTTGATATTCTTTGCCACCTAAATATGATCTGATGTAATATTCCCATCTTGGCATTTGCCCTTTGTATTGAATATGTTGTGCTTCTATTTCTTGTCTTGTATATGCCATTATGAAAATCTTTTAGGTTGTGATTTAGGTAAGTTTGAAGTGATTGGAAATAAATATTCTATTGCGTAACCAAGTGCGTCAGTCATGTGATCGTAACCATTATTTTTCTCAGGTTGATTTGTACCTTCTTTATAAACTTGTTTCATTAAGCTATTAATAAGTGTTTTACAAGAAGGATTAATAAAAATGCTTCTCTTGCCATCAAATGCTTTTAGTTTGCTGTTCACAGAATTAACTCTATCTCTAACTAAAGCATGAGTGT